GTTTCCCAGTCACGATCCTTTTTTGGGATATTTTGGCAAATTAGATGCATACTTTGATTGCCACAATGTCAAAGCCTTCAACAAACTTCTTTCACGAATCATTTTGAATTCTATCCTCGGTAAATATCATAAAGGAATATATCATGCCTCGATTGAGTATGTACAGGCCCAACCGAACAAACGATTACAATTTTTTCGATCGACGCATCTATGAGATGTTCACGGTCGGTGGTACTGATATCTTTATTCATAAATATCTTGGCACATTTCAAGAATCTGAGAGCAATGATGCTACTCAACCTGTTTATAGTACAATCTCTGAACAAAATATACAAGACTTGCTCTTCTTAGAAAACCGAGATAGAAAATATGAAAGAGATGTATACAGTCTTCGAGGTATATACAATGTTCAAGATATTGATTTCGATTTGAGTCAGTTTGGCATCTTTGTCCAGAATGATACTATCTTTATCTCATTCCATCTTAATGATATGGTGAATAGACTAGGAAGAAAAATCCTCAGTGGTGATGTTTTAGAACTACCTCACCTCAAAGATTTTTATGGATTGAACGCTGGAACAGCAGCATTGAAACGATTTTATGTTGTTAAAGATGCTGAACGAAGTGCTGAGGGATATAGTCAAACTTGGTTACCACACGTATGGCGAGTTAAGGCAGTTCCATTAGTTGATGGACAAGAATATAGAGACATTCTAGATCAAATCCAAACAGAAGATGATGATGGCGGAGGTTCTAATGGAAATGTTCTTCGAGATCTACTTAGTACATATAATCAAGAAATCTCCATCAATGACGCCGTATTAACTCAAGCAGAAAATGAGACTCCTTATAGTGGATATGATACAAGTCAATATTATACTGTTGCCACAAAATCAGATGGCTCTCCTGCTGATCCAGACGGCATTACTACTGATAATACAAATATTACAACGGATAATGGCATGTTGACTGCTGATATTGCCGCCGAAACTCCTAGGGCTTCTGGGTATGATGGATATCTCACTGGTGATGGCATTCCACCAAATAACAAACCACTTGAAACTGGCATAGAATTTCCTTTAGATCCAAATATAGGTGATTATTTCCTTCGATTGGATTATAGTCCAAATCGTTTATTTAGATATGATGGAACAAGATGGGTTAAGATGGAAGATGATGTAAGATCTCCACTAACTCCTGGACCTGGACAATTGAACCAAAAATCAGGGTTCGTAAATAATGACGCTAGTATCAATAATGATGATGGTACTACAACTCAAAGCCGTCAAAGTTTAAGTGACGCATTAAGGATTGAACTAGACTAATGGCAAATGTTTCACATTTCTATGACGAACAAACAAAACGATATTTGCTTCAAATAATGAGGGCGTTCTCAAATTTTCAAATAAAGACAGGAACTCAACGTGATGGAAACGAGGCATTAATTCGTGTTCCTGTGAGATACGGAGGAGGGAGTCGAGAAGCTAACAATATCATTAATGGCAATTCTGCTAACAAATTTCCAACTGTCCCTTCAATTGCTATCTACATTACTTCAATGGAATTTGATAGAGATGGAATTCGCGAACCAAATATGATCGAAACTAAAAATATTCGTCAAAGAAAAATTGACTTAGATACGAACACTATTACTCAAGAACAAGGGAATGCTTTTAGTGTGGAACGACATATGCCTGTACCTTATATCATGGGTGTAGATGTAGATATATGGACTTCTAATACTGATCAAAAAATGCAATTATTTGAGCAAATTGTTCCATATTTCAATCCTAGTTGGGAGATTCAAAGTACAGATAATTATTTAGATTGGACTTCTTTAACTAGAATGGAATTAGAAAGGACTGAATGGAGTTCTAGATCTATTCCTTATGGAACTGATGATGATATCGATATCATGAAATTATCATTCAGTGTTCCGATTTGGATATCATTGCCTGCTAGAATTAAAAAGATGGGCGTCATTCATAAGATCATCCAATCAATTTATGATGAAGAAGGAGAGCTTTCTAATGAAATTTCTGATGATGCTCTACTTCTAGGTACCAGAGTATATACTACTCCAATGAATTATGGTGTATTCTTAACTGGTAACGAACTAAAATTACTTGGTCCTTATGAAGCAATAAATCCTTCAGATAATGAGTTCGCATCACAAACAAAAACAGAAACTGATAAAAGTTGGAAAGCATTAGTAGATCAATATGGAGAATTAACAAATGGAATTAGTCAAATCCGTCTAGAACAACCCAATGGATCTACCATTGTTGGTTCTATTGCATTTCATCCATCAGATCCATTTACCATGTTGTTTACTGTTGATCCAGATACTGTCCCAACAAATACAGTAAGCAGCGTTCTAAAAGTCATTGATCCATTATCTAGTGGACCTGGAGCCGGGTTAGCTTCTGTAGCACAAGGTCAAAGATATCTAATACTAAATGATATTGGTTCTAATGAAAATGGCCAAGGTTCAGATGCATGGCGTGGTGTAAACAATGCCGATCTTGTTGCTTCTGCAAATGATATTATAGAATACGATGGTCAACAATGGAATGTAGTATTTGACTCTGATGAAATAGATACTGTAGAATATGTAACAACTCTCAGCAGTGGACGCCAATACAAATGGGAAAATGGAAATTGGGTCAAAAGTTATGAGGGTGAATATTTGAATGGAGATTGGGCTTTAGTTCTATGATAGAATGCTGTGGAGGCTTTTTCTATAGTGCTACAACTAAGAGATGGTTGTTCCTGCAACGAGCAACATCTGTTCCTGATACTTGGGGCTTAGTTGGTGGCAAAATAGAACCTAATGAAGAGATTCGTGATGCGTTAGATCGTGAAATTAGAGAAGAAATTGGCTTCATCCCACCAGTAATTGAAATTGTTCCTCTAGAAAAATTTGTAAGTGATGACCAACGATTCGTTTACCATACGTTCGCTTGTGCAGTAAATTATGAATTCATACCAGATCTCAATCATGAACATAAGGGATATTGTTGGACTGATATCAACACATATCCAAAACCACTTCATCCCGGGTTGTTTAAGACTTTAAAAATCCAAGTAATACAAGAAAAAATCAAATCATTGATGGATAGTCTTAGTCAGGCTTAGGTTTATAGTTCGGAGATAATTGGCCATCTTCAGTATAGATACCTTCGTCTATAAGTGTTTGCCTTGCTATTTTCGGACTCTTTGTTGCTCTATCTGTAAATTCTTTGATTGCTTTCATTAATCTTTGTCTCTGGCATTCATCCATTCTTCACTCCTTTTAACAAAGATTATATTGAAATAGATCTAGTGTCAATAGAATCATAAACGACCCACAACAACCTCGATTACCCCAGATTCGCCATCAAAACTTTCTAATGCTTTCCCAATTACTGATCCTGCTCTTGGATCATTATTTGGATCAATCCAGGATCTCGCGGTACCATCGCCATTACTTACCATTAGGTCTCCCTTGTAAACATCACCAGTAACTCGACAAGGAACTCGACCTTGCAGCGCAATTTCAACTACATGTTCGGCATCTAATCCAGAATTCATTATATGAGCAGGATTAGTTGATACTACACCAGCAATTCGTCTATCATAAGCAACAGAACTTTGTGTAACTTCATTTGGTCCCCCAAAACTCAACACAGTTCCTGGCAAGTATGATGCATCAGCTTCATACTTCTCAGCCAAGTCAGCGTATTGTGCGCATGTTGCTTTACCATCAAATGTTATAGCATAAACTGTATTCCATCGACCTGCATCATCAGCACCAATATTTTGGGTAATACCACTATCAGATGCTGTTAATAAATTTCCTGTTTGGACTGTTAATTGTCCTGTGGCCATTGTTCCTGTTGTACTTAAATTTTCATTTCCAAATGAAATTGATCCGCCAGAGTCAGTAATACTACCATTTGCTAAGGTTAAATTACCAATAGATACTCCAGTAGCAAATGTTGGTGCATCAGTTGTTGCTACTCCTTGGTTTAATGCTTTCACTGCTGTTATGTCTGTTAATTCACTATCCATCAAAGCACCAGCAGATGTAACATTAGCTGTATCTGTAACATCTGCCGCAGTTTCTATTCCATCTAATTTAGTACCATCTGTCGCAACATCTCGACCATCTACAGTGCCAGTAACAATAATGTTTCCAGTAACAGTCAATGCTCCAGATCCCAAAGTTCCCGTAGTACTCAGATTTTCATCACCAAACGAAATCGTACCACCCGAATCAGTAATACTACCATTTGCTAAGGTTAAATTACCAATTGTTGATCCGGTCGCTGTCGAGATAGTAGAGGTAAAAGTAGTGGCACCACCACTTGCTATAGTCACGTCATTATTACCTGCACCACCTGCACTCAGAGTTAAAGTATTTTCTGAACTAACTTCTAATTCAGTAGTATTCCCTTCGAGCATTCCAAGACGAGTCGTACCATCATTTTCATACAATGCAATGCGACCAATATCATCTGCCGACCTACCATTTACGTTAACTCCGTATCCACCGGAACCTGCTAAAACAGTCAATCCAACATTAGAAGAACCAGTAACCCCTATACCAACTTCTCCTCCACTAGATACAATAATTCTGTTTAATGAGCTTGTCTTAAGTTGCAATGCTCCACTAGAAATTCCATATTCAGCACCAGCTCCATCAGAAATACTTGTCACTGAAGTAGTTGTTGTTAAGGTACGAACATAAATTCCATGTCCATTTGGAGGAGCTACTGAAAATGTTAATGACGTTCCAGATACTGTATAATCTGTTGTTGGAACTTGAAATTGTTCACTGTCTGTAGTTCCGACGTGAACTACAACACTTGCTGTAGTCTGAGACGAACTCAATGTGAATGATGTTGTACTTCCATCACCAGTAAATGTTTCTGCACCGATTAATGTGAATTCCGGAGTATTAATTGCTTCCCATGCACTTCCTGTATAAACTTCAGCTGCATTAGTTGTAGAATTATACCTGAACATGCCTTCAGCAGGTGAACTAGGACGTTGAGCTGTTGTACCATTTGGCAAAATCATACTATCCGTTGCATTAATATGTACTGTTGCTTCACTATTTGGTGACGCAGTTTTAATACCCACATTTCCAGTTGGAGCAATATTAATATCAGATGTTGCACCTACAGTTCCATCAAACAATTGTGTACCAGAGAAAGATCCTCCTGTAACAGTAGGAGAAGTTAAAGTTTTATTAGTTAATGTTTGTGTTCCTGCTTCAAGAACAATTGTTCCAGATTCATTTGGTGAAGTTAAAGTTCTAATTGTACCAGTTGCAATACTACTTGCATCAAATCGTAATTGTTTAGTAGCATCTGCTTGGTTTTGTAAAGAAAATGCTCCTTGATCACGGATTGTAACAGTTGTGGTATTATCACCTGTAATATTAGCTCCATTAACTGTCAAAGTTCCTGTAATTGTAGATGAAGTAAAGGTTGATGCCGCAGGAGTTGTCCCTCCGATTACCACGTTATCTATTGTTCCACTTACTGTTGAAATCCTAGTAATTACTGTGTTACCTGATCCATTAGGTGTAAGATTGATATCTCCATTGGAAACAGATACAATGGAATTTCCATTTACATCAAGATTTCCACCCAATTGGGGTGTTGTATCATCAACTACATCAACTAACACACTTCCTGTTGTTAAGATTTGAACTATTGTGGATCCATCATTAGTCAATTCCCAATATCCGTTAGATTCATTAAATCTAACAAAAACTGTGGCAAGTGTACCTCGGTCAACTTCAATTCCTGCTACATTAGCACTAACTCCAGCTCCCAATTCACCA